GTCTGCCCGCCGATCGCCATTCGCGGCCAGTTCTATGCTGTCGCCACGGGCACGGTTACCGAAGGCCAGTCCGTCCTTTGCGATCCGGCTACGGGTGCCATCACGTATGGTGCCGCCGGCACTACGAACGACACGGGTTGGCGAGTGATTTTCCCCCGCGGCGTCAAGAGCGCCGCCAAGGATGATGTCGTGATTTATCAGAACTTTGGCGTTACGGTTGCGACCGGCGCAATGGCCGCCGCTCTCGCTGACTCTGCAAAGGTTGACGAGGCCTCCGCGGGCTAAGGAGGTTGGGCTTATGGCTTACTCTCCTACGTTGTGGAAACGCGGCGACATCATCACCGCCGAGAAGCTAAACAAGGTCGAGACGGGACTGCAGGCCGCTGCCAGCGTTGACATTCAGTCTGCGCAGGCAACGACGCTCGCCGCCGGGGCTCCTGCAACTGCTGTCATCGAGGGTGGCGTTCTGAAGCTCGGCATCCCTCGCGGTCAGACGGGCGCGCAGGGTGCCGCCGGTGCTCAGGGTGCCAAGGGCGACACTGGTGCACAGGGCGCTAAGGGTGAAACGGGCGCTACGCCTACGATTACCGCTACGGCCACTGTTGACGCCACCGTCGGCACGCCCAAGGTCACGGTAAGCAAGGGCGGCACGACGACCGCGCCGACGTTTACCTTCGCTTTCACGGGGCTCAAAGGCGCAACGGGTGCTCAGGGTGTCGCGGGTGCGACTGGGGCTAAAGGCGAAACGGGGGCTGCAGGCGCCAAGGGCGACCAAGGCGAACGAGGCGCGGCTGGGGCGGCGGGCAAGAATGGCTCTTGCTTCCGTGTCTCTGCAACCGCTCTCGCTGATAGCCAGACGGGCATTGCCGCAACGGCGCTCACGCCTACCAACGCGCAACTTCCCTACGCCGTCGGCGACATCGTGCTGGACGCTACGACGAAAAAGCTTTACGCGGTCACGGCGGCGAGTGGTGGAACGTGCTCTATCGGCACCGCGCTTGCAACGCTTCCCTAAACAAACTATTTGGAGGAGTGGCCTTTGTGATGAGCAAAGGCCATGAAAATTCATATGGATCAAAACTTTCTGAATGCCAAGGCGCGCGGCATCGAGGCTCCGTACGCCGTCGGCTTTATGCCGTTCGATGAAAAGGACGGTCGCATCGTCCTCAAGAACATCAACCGCGACCAGCTCGCACAGGATGCCGCGCTTTCCACGCAGCCGAACGTCGGCGCGCCTGCGGCTCTCTACACGTACGTCGACCCGCGCATCATTGATGTGCTCTTCGGTGTCACGAATGCCACGAAGTTCTTTGACAAGACGCTCGTTGGCTCCTTTACGCAGGACTACGCGACCTTCAGCGTGGAAGAAGTGGCCGGTCAGGTCTCGCCGTACAACGACTTCGCGAACGGCACGAGCACTGATGTCAACTACAACTTCCCGGTTCGCCAGAACTTCCGTTATCAGACGACGATTAAGTACGGCGATCTCGAAACGGCGAAGCTCGCCGAGGCGAATGTCAACCTCCCTGCTCGCAAGCAGAACGCGGCCGCGCAGATCATTGCCCGAGCTGAAAACAAGTTCCAGCTCTACGGCGTTGCGGGCATGGAAATTTACGGCATGCTCAATGATCCGAACATCCCGGAATCGATTTCTCCGGTGTCGGTCAATAGCAAATCTACGTGGGCTGAAAAGATCGCGGCCGATCCGAACAACGCGGCCACGCTCGTGTTCAATGACGTGAACAAGCTGTGGCAGGAACTGACCGCTAACAATGGCGGTCATCTTGACGTGAATGCCCCGATTGTTCTGGGCATCTCCAACAAGATGATTGGCTACCTGACTCAGCCGAACCAGTTTGGCAAGACGGCCAAGGTCATGCTGCAGGAAAACTATCCGAACATCGAAATCGTTCAGCTTCCCGAGCTCTCTACGGCCTCCGGTGAAATGCTTTACATGACGGTCAAGGAAGTGTATGGCGACGAGACGGGCTTCTCCGCCTTCTCTCGCGCCTTCGGCCTCGGTCGCCTGATCGCGCATGAATCCAGCTTCACGCAGAAGGCCACGGCCGGCACGTGGGGTTGCGTGATTCGCCGCCCGAGCCTGGTCGCAACCATGATCGGGGTATAAAACTCGCAGGCCGTCACGAACGGCCTTTATCATCACGGCGGGGCGGGTTCACGCCTGCCCTGCCCAAACTCTTGTCACGAATAGGTTTTTTATGGCTCGCACTACTCGTACTCGTAAGGCTTCTGCTCTCGGCACCACGGGCATCATTGCCGACACCGCTGAGCAGGAAGCAAAGAAGGTTTCTGACATCGCAGGCGATGAGATCATTTACATTGCCTGCGGCATGCCCCTCGGGCTCAAGTTTGATGACGTTGACAATGGCAATGGTGGCACGAAAACGTTGTTTTCCCGGGGGTTAATCACGCGCTAAGGGGGCAGGCTAAAGGCGTGCTCCTCGGCGCAGGGAACGCCGTCCTGGTGGGCGTAGCACGCCGAGACTGGGAGGACATCAAGCGCAAACATGGTGGCGAGCGCGCCTTCACCGCCATGCCCCCGCTCCTCTGGGAGATGAGGAGCGAGAAGGAATTCAAGGCACGCCGCGATGAGATTGCCGAGATGCGCACGGGCGTCGAGCCTGTCGATCCGGCTTCGGTCGGCGTTGAGAAGGTAAAAGACATCGAGGCCTAAAAATGGACGTAGCGCTTGATATTGAAGAATTCCGCTCATGGTTCCCGGGGCTGACAGAGACCGTCATCAATGATGTGCTCTTGGGTGTGCTGTGGGATCAGGTGGGGGCGATTGTCGGCACGACTGACGCAGATAGCTTTGCCCCGTTCGATCCTGATGCGACGCCCCCAGTGCTCGAGCGTAAGGTGCTTCTCTATTACGCGCTGTGTCATATGGCCACGCTCTCTACGCGCGGCGATCAGCCCGGTCGCGTGGCCAGTGCATCAGAAGGCTCGGTGTCGTCATCCTTCGATCTCATCAAGAGCAACTCGCAGTCCGCGCAGTGGTGGAATCAGACGCCCTGTGGGTCTACGTATTGGATGATGACGGGCAAATACCGTCTCGGAGGACGCCTGTACGTCTCTGACAACTATCACTCGTGGGGGTAATGATGGGCATCAAGGTTGACGCAGGCAAGGTGACGCAACGGCTTGAAGGCCTTGCCAAGCAGTACGGGAATCGTGCCGCGAAAGTGGTCGAGGTTGGGGTGACTGACGCAAGCATTGCCGAATACGCGCAGTACGTTGAGTTCGGCTGGGTGCAACGCGTCACGCCGAAGCAATCGCTTTTCCTGAGTGGTGCCATTGGACGCCCGGTGCCCCTAAGTGATCGGGGGCGCCCGGACTTCAGCAAGGCGGCCATCAAGCCGGGGACGGCATTAGTAAACCCGCCCCGACCGTTCCTGCGAGGGACGCTCGTTGCCGAGCAAGAAAAATGGAAGGGCGTGCTGAAGAAGGCGCTACAGGGGTTGCAAGACCCCGCGTCTGCTCTGACTGTACTAGGCACTGTCGCCGCACAAGACGTGCAGGCAACCATTGCAAGTGGCGGGACGACAAAGGAAAAGTTCCAAGAGCGCGCGCCGCTCACGATGGAGCTTTACGCCGCGCAGTCTGCAGGGCGTAAGACTGGGGGAAAAACCACTCGTCGAAAGCCAGCTCCGCCACGACGCAGCCGATGGTTTTGTCGGGGGCGTTGCTTCACTCAATCGCCTTTGAGGTCAAGTGAACATGAGCTTCACGGTTGAGAATCAGGGAGTTGTATGGGGCTGAATTTACATGCAGTGGTACGCGGATCGATCAATGCGATCCACCCGGATGAGGAAGTTCAGCTACTTCACTCAACGGGCTCAGTGCCTGATGAAAATGGCTTTGCCGCGCCGCAGTACGAGCGCACTATGGGCGTTATGGCGCAGGTGCAGAGCGAGGGCGATGCGGCGCTGTTTCATGCCGACATGGCTGGGGCTAATTCGATCGTGCGTAAGTTCTACCTATTCGCCCCGAAGGACTTTGCAAAACAGACCGCAGGCATCTTTCGTCCGCTCTCCCGCGCAGGGGATTACATCCTGCGCAAGGACGGGACTGTATGGGCTGTAGATGCGGTTCTAGAAAACTTTTCAGGCGTCAACTGGTTGAGTGTGCGCGCTACGCTTCAGCTAAGCCCGCCGCAGGGGATTGTATGGTTATGATGCAAAGCCCTCCTACGCGCTCTACGATCGTCTCCGATGAGACGGTCTACAAGGCCGTCAAAGACTTCGAGTTGCTGATGATGTCCGGCCTTGAGGCTACGCACGTCATCGCGGGAAATCAAAACAACCTTTCTCTGCCGGACTCGCGCGATTACGTCGTTAATACGATCATCGCGCACCGTGAGATCGGGACGCCCGTCGAGGCCTATGAGTGGGACACGGCGACTCAGAAAATGGACGCCGTGGTCTCTAGATTGGTCGAGATGAGCGTTCAAGTCGACGTCTATAGCGATCATCCTGAAACTGCCCGTATGCGCGCAGAATCGGTCGCGACGGTGGCCAGAACGGTGTCAGGCTGCGACTTCTTTCAGAAGTACGGCCTATCCAGTCTCTACGCTGATGACGTTCGCAATACAACCGTGGTGGTAGATGAAAATCAGTTCGTTCAGCGATGGACGACGACGCTTCACATCACCTACACGCACGTCGTCAGGCTTGATGTTGAAAGCACTGATGCCGTGCATGTCGGCGTGCGTAACGTCGATGTGCGATTCCCGCCGCGCTGATGTGCATTGTCTTAATTAACTTACCCAAGGAGCGCCCCGCAGAGGCGCTTTTTTATTGGAGGATATCCATATGTCTTTGCCTGCATCCCGCATCGTTGCGGTCTCTCCGCGCGTAATCAGCGGCGGCGGTAGCGATCTTGAAACCAATGGGCTCCTGCTCACGAAGAACACGGTTCTACCCGCCGGTACGCCTGCGGTAGCCTTTTCGTCGACGTCGGATGTGTCTGCCATGTTCGGAGCCGAGGCCGAAGAGACGGCTTTTGCTCAGCAGTACTTCGGCGGCGTGCAGAACCAGCAGAGCGCGCCGAAGTCTCTTGTAATCGCACGCCGTGTCGCCGAGGCTGACGGCGCTTGGATTCGCGGCGGCGAGCTTTCCGTTACGCTCGAAGCCCTGAAGAAAATCACTGACGGCTCTTTCAAGATTAGCGTCGGCGGTCAGGAAAAGAAGGCCGCTTCGATCGATCTCTCCTCTGCTACTTCGCTCTCTGATGCCGCGACGATAATTGCTACGGCGATCACAGACGTCAAGGGCACGTATGACAGCAATCTCAACGCCTTCACGTTTACGACGGACACGAAGGGCAAGGCCGCAACGATTGGCTACGCCTCTAAGTCCGACAGCGGCACCGACCTCAGCGAAATGCTCGGCCTGACGCAGGCCGCAGGCGCAGTCGTCTCTCAGGGTGTTGATGCCATGACCGAGGCGGCCAACATGGAAGCTGTCTGCGCCGTCACGCGAAACTGGGTGGGCTTTACGACGCTCTGGGAGGCCGAGCTTGAAGAAATCGAAGCTCTTGCCGCGTGGGCGGACATCTACGACGACTTCGTTTACTTCCCGTGGTCTAGCGACAAGAATCTTGAAAGCACGCTGACGGCTTCGAACGGCGCGCTTGCAAAGATTGTTGATAAGTACGACGTCGTAGTCCCGATCTACTTCCCGACGTGGGGACTTTCCGCTATGGCAATGGCCTGCGGCGCTTCTATCGCTTGGAACCGCACGCAGGGCATGAAGACTTGGTTTGCCAAGTATGCCTCCGGCCTTTCCCCGAACGTTCTCGAGGAATCCGTTGCGAACGCGCTTGAGAGCAACCGCATCAACTTCATCGGCCAATACGCTACGCGTAACGATCAGTTCCAGTTCTTCAACCGCGGAACGCTCTCTAGCGACTTCTACGGCTTTGTTGACGTGCTCTACGGTTCGATCTATCTGCGCTCCGCGATTCAGACGAGTTGCATGTCTGGCTTCAAGAATGTGAATCGAGTACCGTACAACGCCGCGGGCGAGGCACTGATTCGCGCGTGGTGCCAGGATCCGATTAACCGCTGCATCAATAACGGCGTGATTGACGCCGGTCTCGCGCTCAATGAATCTCAGAAGGCGCAGATCATGCAGGAGACGGGCGACGACGGCGAGGACGTGATTCGAGCGATCACCTCCAAGGGCTACTGGCTCGGCATCACCCTGCCCGATGCCGCAGGTCGTGCTAACCGTGAAGCGCCTTCTGTGACAATCTTCTACGCGTATGCGGGAAGCGTTCAGGCTCTTTCCGCAGAAGTGATTGCAGTTATCTAGTGAACATAATCGGCCCTGACGGTTTGACCGTTGGGGCCTCTTTTTAGGGGCATAAAATGGCCAGCTCTAATTTTGACGTCACGTCCGCGAACGCTCAGCTCGTTCTCACGGTAGATGAGCTTTACCCGTCCGGCATTCAGCTTCAGCAGTTCAGCGCCGACGGCATTTTCTCCAGCGACTCGATCGAGATGGCGGAAACGCGTCGCTCTGTCGATGGATACATGGTGGCAGGCGTGATCAAGATCATTTCGTCTGTGACGCTCACGCTCGAAGCCTCCTCTCCGTCTGCCTCTGCGCTTGAGTATGTGCGCGATTGCATGGAGGCGAACGATAAGCCGTATGAATGCACTCTAACGTGCTACATCCCTTCGCTGGGGGTCACGCGCACGTTCGTGAAGGGCGTTCTCAAGAGCGCTCCTCCGATGTCGGCGGCGTCTCGCACGATGCAGCCGACGCAGTGGGGCTTTGACTTTGAGCGCGTGCTGTAAGGAGGAGCAATGGACATCTCTAAGCTTGAAGTGCAGGACGGTACGACGCTCAAGAGCTTCACGATTACGCCCATGTCGGCTTACAAGGCCGAGCAGTGGATGTATCGCGCGGCTTTTGCCATAGGGCGTAACGTTGACGACATTCAGCAGGTTTTCAGCGACAAGCCCGCGGATTTGCTGAAGACCATCCTCACGATTCCCTACGACGAGGCACGCCCTCTGCTTGACGATCTCCTTTCGTGCTGCACGCTTGTGCAGGGCAATGCGCTGCGCCGCCTCGAAGGTGAGTCCGCGTGCGCCGTCATCGAGAGCCCGTTGACGCTTACGAAGCTCAGGATTGAATCACTTCGCCGGAACTTCGGTTTTTTCTTCGATGGCGACGCCTTGAAGTCCCTTATGCCGCAAAGTACCGAAATGCCTGCCTCAAAGTAAAGGGCGTGGCGTCCTTTGCGAATGTTCCCAAAATCTGCGGCGCGATTGTCGCCGCAGGTTTGGCCAGTATGGTCGAACTCAAAGAAAAATTGACGCTCGAGGAGGCCTATGAGCTCCTCGAGGTTTTAGAGCTCCGCAACTACCATTCGTGGCTCGCACAACAAAGGCTAGAGAAAGAAAATGGCTAGTGTAGTAGACAGACTCGTAATCGCTCTCGGCCTCGACAGCGAGGAGCTGAACAAAGGACTCGAGAACGCGTCCAAGGCCGTCTCGGACCTCGGCAGGCGGATGGAAGTGAGCGGCGCCGAAATCGATCAGATGGCAGCCAGTGCGTCCAAGTCGACGCTCATGCTCGGCGGAGTCTCTGATGAGGTGGCCGAGCGCGTCATGGCGATCGGTACGGCGGGGCAGAAGGCCTCGCTCATCACCGGGCGCGCCATGGATGATCTGGCTGGTCGCATGGGAAAGCTCGGCACGCTTTTCAAGCGGGTAGTTGCGCCATTCGTGGCGGTCTTTTCGGGCCAGCAGCTCTTTCAGAATCTTTCTCAGATGGGCGAGAGTCTCGACATTCTGAGCGAGAGAACGGGCGTTGCCACAGACAAGATCGACGCGTGGGCGAAGGCTAATCGTGATGCCGGCGGCAGCGAGGAGGCATTCAAAAGTGCACTGGAGTCGTGGATTGTAGACAAGCGCCGCTCAGCGGATGAGTTTTTCCGCATGGGCGAGGCCGTCAAGGGCATGACCGATCAGCAGGCATCGCACTTTTTGAATGCGATGGGGCTGAGCCAGGATGCGGCCGCAGTCTTTACTAAGTTCAAGGACAGCGCGAACGATGCGGCCGAGGCGTACAAGGGCGTCGCCTTCACCCCGGAACAGGCAAAAGCCGCGCGCGAGATGAACATTCACTGGCGGCAGTTCACTGATCAGGCGCAGGCGCTCGCCAACATGCTCGGCGTTACCGTGCTTCCGGTCGTGAACAAGGTGCTAAAGGTGATCGGCGACGGCGTTGCCTTCATCCGAGAGCACAGCCGCGCAGTCAAGCTCGTTTTGGCGGGGGTTGGGACTGTTTTGGCCGCCACTTATGGGCGGTCGATCATTCAGGCAATCACGGCCTCGTCGACGTTTTTCAAGGTGCTCAAGAGCGGTCAGGGTATCGTGGCAGCGCTCAACGCGACGATGCTCGCGAACCCCGTGGCCGTCGTAACGGCCGCTGTGGTTGCTCTCGCGCTGGCTTTCGATGATCTCTTCGCTTTCATTCGGGGCGGGAACTCGATTCTCGGCCGCTTCCTGAGCTTTATCGGCGTATCTGATGAAAGGATTCAGGCGATCCGCGAGACCTGTCAGGAATGGCTTGACGCCCTCATCAATCTCCCGGCTGAAGCCGTCAAGGCTCTCGGCGAATTGTGGGACGCGATCAAGTCAATCGGCAGCTCCTTCAAAGAAGGCGTGGCGGATTTCTTCGGCGGTGTCGGTGAGTTCTTCGCCTCCCCGCCGGATCGCGTAGCCGGTTCGATCGAGCAAACGATTGAGGCTGTTGGCGCACTGGGTGACGCTATAGGAGACGCAATTGAACGCGGGATACAGTCTGCCATTGACTGGGCGATGAGCTCGTTCAAGGCGTTGGTCGACCAACTTAGCGCGTGGATTTTTGATGCTCTCGATATTGGCGGGAAGATCAAGGGCGCGGCATCAGGCGTCGTGGACTCTGCCAAGGGCGTCATCAAGGATACTTTCGGCGGCATTGCGGACTGTTTCTCGGGGAACGATAGCGACGAGAAGGGGGCGGAAGCTCCAGTTCGAGTAAACGATCCGAAGATCGTTCGTGTCAAGTACGATGCTCCGGTTGCCTACGCCGGCATGCCATCGCAGGAAAGCTCTTCCGACACGCTCGCTCGCTTAGGTGATGCGCTTTCGGGCTTCTTCAGCGAGACGCCTATGCAGGCAACTGTCGGGAGCTTTGCAGCGGCTAAGTCTGCAATCGCAGGCCCGGGCGTGACGAACGACATGCAGATTCAGGTGACAAACAACATTCAGACGAATGGCAACCCTGAGGCCGTCGGGCAGGCCGTTGGCGGCGCGATGGACAATGCGTTGAGCCGTCGAAATCGCATGCTTGTGGCAGCGCAGTCTGGCGTAATTTCAAAGTGAGGAAGTCAATAACCCCCGCCCGAAGGCGGAGGCTTGAAAGAGCCTTGATTGACTAGTCTCAGCAAACCTCCTTTTGGAGGTGAGCTACGTTGGTTGGGAATGTACAGGCACCGTGGGATGTTCATCCTAGTTTCACGCTCTGCGGTCTGTGTTTAAAAGCTCTGAGAGGTAGGAGCGGTGATGCAGACAAGAAACCCTTTCCAACATTGACGAAGGATGTTAACCGGCCTTCGGGCCGAGAAGGCGGAACCCGTGGGTATCCGCAAAGGAGATACTTTGAAAGTTTTTGTTTTGAACATGCGCGGCAAGCCGCTGATGCCGTGTTCGCCAGCAAAGGCGAGACACATGCTGAAAGCGGGCAAGGCCGTCGTCCTGCGACGAACGCCGTTCACGATCAAGCTGACCATCGCCACGGGCGAGACGAAGCAGGACGTGACGCTTGGCGTCGACGCAGGCGCAATGCACGTTGGCATTTCCGCCACGACGGAAAAGGAGGAGGTCTTCGCATCCGAAGTCGAGCTTCGACAGGACATCACGGGACTTCTGGCCGATCGTCTGGCTTTCCGACGTGCAAGGCGCAATCGCAAAACGCGCTACCGTGCACCGCGCTTCGACAACCGCATTCGATCGAAGCACAAGGGATGGCTTGCGCCATCCGTGGAGAACCGCATTCAGGCGCACATCTCGCGGATTGAAGCGGTTTGCCGAGTGTTGCCGATCACCAAAATCGTGATTGAAACCGCATCCTTCGACATTCAGAAGATCAAGAATCCCGAAGTCGAAGGAACGGGCTATCAGCAGGGCGACCAGCTTGGTTTCTGGAACGTGCGCGAGTACGTTCTTTTCCGAGACGGTCATGTCTGCCAACACTGTCGAGGCCGATCCAAGGATCCGATCCTCAACGTGCATCATCTTGAGAGCCGCAAGACGGGCGGTGACGCGCCAAACAACCTGATCACGCTCTGCGAGACATGCCACAAGGCATATCACGCCGGGAAGATCAAGTTGAAGGCACGACGCGGCACATCGTTCAGAGCAGAAGCCTTCATGGGCATCATGCGTTGGACGCTGCTTGAGCGCGTCCGCAAGGCGCATCCCGAACTGTCTGTCGAGAACACCTACGGGTATCTGACGAAGCACAAGCGCATTGCCCTTGGCCTGTCCAAGACGCATTGCGCCGACGCCTTCTGCGTTGCCGGAAATCTAAATGCGCTGCGACGAGGATACTTCCTCTACCAGCGGCAGACTCGCAAGCACAATCGACAGATTCACAAGTGTTCGATTCTCAAGGGCGGAGTGCGAAAAGTCAACCAAGCGCCATTCCTTGTCAAAGGCTACCGCCTTTTCGACAAGGTGCAATGCAAGGGGCGAATCGGGATCATTTTCGGCCGTCGTTCCTCTGGTTCCTTCGACGTCAGAGCCCTTGATGGAACTCGGCTTTCAGCTGGCATCAGCTCTAAAAAACTGAAGCTTCTCGAAAAGAGAACCACTTTCTTAACTCAACTTAGAAAGGAGAACGGCGCTTCCTCCCCGTCCTAAAGGGCAGGGTTTCCGCGCCGATTTATGATGATGGCCGAAGTT